ACCCCATAGGTTTACCTAATCGTTCTGCAACAATGTGCCATAAGTGACCTTGTTGAAATGTGTAAAACTTACCTTCTTCAATATAAAAAATTGTAGATGGAGTTGTACCAATTCGTACCAACTCACCATTAAATGCTAATGGTGTTTCGTCTTCAATCTGGTCTAACTCTAATTCTGGAAATGATACACTATTAATAGACTTTACCTCAATATCAATATCATCTATAGTTCGTGTAAACTGTTCAATATCATTATCCATAACTCTATTAAACTGTATTTTATTAAGTTGAGATTTAACAGCAGGAATTAAAACATTACCATACTGTGTGGCGGATGATTCTTTAAGCTTATTCTTTGGAAGTGTATATGATATAATTTGGTTAGACGAGTTTCTTCTAATTGGATTTAAATCAGGCTCAATTATATTTTGAGATTCTTCTGCAGAAAATCCAATTACTTTAACTTCTTCTCGCCTAGGGTTCGGTGTAGCTTCAGTTTGTTTTACTTTATTTTTTGATTTCTCTATTGCCATTATCTAACCACTTTAAATACGTGTCCATCAAAATACTGTTGTCTGTTATCTCTATCGACTCTGAATTCCATATTATAGAATCTCTCAGGTTGTAAAGTATTAAACCAAAAATCAAAATAGTTTCCGTTTGCATCACAACTTACTTTCGTATATGTTGTATCAAATGGAACTATAACTAAATTAGTTTCAGCATCTCTTACTTGGTAATAAGTATTCTGTGGAAGATATTTAATTGTAGTATATGGGTTAGATTCCGAAAAACTTCTTTGTGGATATCGCTCTCTACCTACAATTCTAATTCTAGCTTTTGAATTTTCTTTATACTCTGATAGTAAATTCTTTGGATAGATTACAATATCATCTCCTGTTAATTCCAATAATGAACCTGTTACGAATGATGAATCATCCCATTGAACTTCCAATGTAGGAACGTAAATTGTATGAGTATCATTAGAAAAGAATTTAGATGAGCCGTATCTAATAGAACTACTTTCTTCTGCAATAGGTCTTTTGATTATAAATCCGTTGTTAGGTCGTGAACCATTTATCCAATCATTTACATAATCAGTAACATCAGCATTTAAATCCGTTGTGTATTTGGTAAACTTCTGAGAAACGTTTGTGTTACTTAATGATGCAGTGTACCATGTACCACCACCTTCATTTTTAAAGTATGAAGCTTCTGTTTGGGGTACAATTGGTAGTGAACCCGAATACGATATTCTAAAGTTATCAATAGACCCGGTAACTCCACCAGAACCACTTTGGAAATAAGTGTATGCGAATCTATAAGTACCCGATTTCGGTGGTGTAAATACAAGTGATTGAGTTGATGATGCTGTTATTTGACTCTGTAACCCTGTCACTTGTGAAGGATTCATTTTTAAATCATTAACATCATACATTGTAAATCCAAACGATGGAAATGTTCCTAAATTGAGTTCTGATGTAATTGTATATTGTAAACTACTTTCTAAATGTTTTGAGTATTCAGCATCAGCACCAGCTATATTTCTTGCTTCTAATTGTAATTTAGAATTCTTTACACCTTGAAATGGTGTTGAATTATCAGTTCCCTTAATTACGTTTCGTTGTACAAAACTTCCTTCATTAACTGAGAAGGTTTCCCATATTAAAGTATTACTATCTTTTTCTGTAACAAATACTTCATCAAAGATACCAGTTGTTGATTTAGAAGTACCTTCATTATCAAAAAATGTGAATCTTAATTTATGTTCACCTTCAGATGTAGTATTTAAATCAAATGATTGAGTAGAAGCAGTTGTAATATTACCTACCATATCTGTATATACATCTGAACCGTTGATTTGACCATCAGGTGTTTCTACTCTGAATTGTACATCTGTATAATCTTTTGGGTCTATTTGAAATTGAACTCCATATGTTTTAGCGTTTTCTAAATATAACGGAAATATCAAAGTAGTACCAGAAAAGTTAGATGCAGAAACAACCAACCTCTCATCTTCTACGAACATAAAAGGAGAATTACCAGCAATATCGTTGATAGATTCTGTTAAAAATGTTGAACCTGTTCCATTCGCAAATGTTTGAGATAGTACAATACCTTCTGTTGGGTTTGATGATACAGATGACCCATTGAAGATACTAGATGAATTTACATTCCAAATAGTATTACCATCTGTTGTTCCCCAATTACATCCAGTTTTGGTTATAGGAGTATGTAACCACTTACCAATACCCTCAGACCAACTTTGAGATATTGGAAATATATCTAATGAGTACTCTGATTGAACTTCATTTTCTTCGACAGATGTTAGATTTAGTTTGTATTTTATACTACCACTAATATCACCATCTACTATAGATTGTGATATTGATGTTAAATCAAATGTGGTTAATACCCTACTATTACCAACCCATATTGAATTTGTATCTTCATCATACAGTTTGGTAATTTCTAATATTTCATCTTTACCTGTGTTCTGATTCTTACGCAGGTTTGATTCGTATATCGTAGTATCTTTTTGTCCGTATATTCTATAAATCATATTATTCTCCTTAGAAAGATTGAGTTACAACCTTACCCCTTATATCTACATTAGGATACTTAACTTCAAATATAGCAGGGTCTTTAGGTGGATATATAATACCCAATCTAGTTGCCGGCTTTAAATCATATTTGTTTGGTGAATAGTTTCCATTAAATTTATTAAATATTTGTAAACCACCTTCTCCATCAGAATTAGGTCGTGGTACTGTTTGAACTCCATCTACTTTATCTAATAAAACATAAACCTGTGATATGTTTATTGGTTGATTTACTTTCCAATTATCAATATTAAAGAAATCTTTTAGTGCGGCTATACACCTTAAAAGAACTTCATTAGAGTTGTAATCTGGTAAAGTTATTATATCAAAATTCATTGCAATGTTAACAATGTATGCATCTTTAATATTAACAGCATCGGTTAGGATTCTATAATAAGATAGATAATTTTTTAAATTGTTTTTAGTAGCAGGGTTTAACTGAGTTACCTTTTTATCCTTATCGTAACCTAATGTGTATAGGTTAAGAGCCAATGGATTTGGAGATTCTGTTTCAACGATTGTTGGTATAGGGTCGTTTGGTAATATAGCATGAGGTGAAAAACTTCCGTTACCTTTTGTTTCTATTTGGTAATCTTGTACTAAATAAGCTTTAGCAACAGAACCAAACTGAGGTGGTAATGCATAACATCTCATAATATAATCTTCTCTACTTACCGTTCTGTTCTGAGCTGCAAAATAGGCCATTGCATTATTACGAATCTCATCTTCACTTTCTTTACTTCTACCACCAACAGCTGGTTCTGGATTTGTAACTGCCAATGAGTTTTGAATAAATCTTAAAGTATCTTGATTTAGATTTATAGTATTATCATTTTCAAATACCCTACTATTAATCGATGTTAAATCTTTAGCAGGTACGTTATCCTCAACACCGTTACCAACTAAATATTCTACTGTAAGAGTTGTGTTTGATGGAGCAACCCCATATGTTTTTGTATATAAAAAATTAGACGGGTCTATACCCTGGTCTAAATCACCTGAATTTTCATATAAGGAAGAACCTACATTGTCAGGATTAGGAATTATCTCTTCATCTGCATTAGATGATATACCCGCTCCAAACTGTATAACCAATTCTGTTTCTGATTCGAATCGAGTTATAAATCTTTTAGGTACTCTTTTCAATTCCAATAAGAATGGAGTTTCTCCACTATATGGTTGTAAGTTAGTAGAGTTATCTTCATTATTTTCTATTTGTTCAAATACAGTATCCTGTGCTAAAAACGGAACTTCAGTCCAACTATCTCCATCATCATCCATTATGGATTTGATTTTAATTATTTTATCATCTGTTACTTTTATTTTATCATATATTCTAGGTGAATCAAATGTATATTGTTCTGATTTAACAGCACCACTTGATGCCTTAACAGATTTTTTTAATAAATAATAAATAGGTTCGTTAGTGTTTTCATCAATCTGATAAACGGAAACTTCTGTTGGACTAAATGATGATGATACAGAAAAATCTACACCAAATTGGGTTGTAAACTCTACACTTCCATTAGAATCAGAACCAACTTTCATTCCACTTGCAACTTTTAACGCATAATCAAAATCAGGTTTCACATTTACACCACTTCCTTTTGCTGGTACTAAATGAAATAAATCCAAATTAACAGATGCTGGACAAACGTTTTTTGGTTTATAACCATATGTTGTAGCTAGATTAAAAAGGTTTGCCTTTTCTTCTGCATTGGTTAGTAGAGATTCTCTCAACTGAGTATCTGTATAAAAGGATAATACATCACCTACATACGATGCCATTTCTATAAACATCATACCAGGTGAAGATTCATTAAAATCATTATAGGTGTTTGGGAAATAAGTTTTAGAAAAATCAACTAAGTTTTTTCTCAACTCCCCAAAGTCCTTACCTATAAGTTTTACATCCTTTTGGACTAAATCTGATTTGTTTGCCTTTGCCATTTAAGTTCCTATTCTATAGTTGCAGTTCCTGCGGAATCTACATATAATATTATTTGTTCGTTAGCACCTTGTTCTGTGACTCTAAAGTCTAATGTGATACCAACATAATTTCTATCCTCATCAGGTGTAACGTTTACCTTGTCAATAATTATGTAGGGAAGCCAGAAATTGATATCTTCTATAATACCAGATTCTAATCTTTGTTTTAAATCTAATGTTATTGGTTCAAATAACAATGCGTATATCTGAGAACCGAACTCAGGTTGAAATAATCTTTCACCTTTTCTCGTCAGTAACAAATTTTTTAAATTAG